AAGCCTAATAAGATTAAATTCATTAAAGGATTTTAGAGCTTTATAAACATTATCTTCATTATACTTTGCACATAAATCATTTGTATATGAAAATTCAAATTCGTTGGATTTTTTACTTTTAGAAGTTTTATAGATGTTAATCAAAATTTTTTTAGAAATTTTAGATAATTGTATTTCAGACATATTAAATTCCACCTTTCAACAGAATTATAGCATAGGTGGGGAAAGAACAAAAGAGGTGAGAAGATGGAAGAAGAAACAGAAAAAACTTATATAGATGAAGCTATAAAAGAAGGAAAAGTAAATTATCAAAGGGAGTATGAACCGAAAATGGAAGAAGAATTTGAAAAACTAATAAAATTAACAGAGCCACTAAGAAATTACATAAGTGAAAAGTATGATATGAAAGTTTCAATACTTGTAAATTGTGATGAAGTAAAAGTGATTAGAGATGAAGTAGGAGTTCCAATAAAAAAGGAAGATAAAATAAAGATAATCTATGGAAATGATACAGAAAATGCTATTGAAATATTAAACAAAATTGAAACAGAACAAAAACTTTTAGAATTGTTTAGAACAAAAGAAATAGAAAAATTAGAAATTACATATAAAAAAGAATCAGCATTAAAAGCTGATTCAAACTATTAAGCATTTTCTTTTATCCAATTAGATATTTCAGTAGCTAAATTAACCCAAGCAGATTCACCAGTTAATTTAGCAACAAATAATTTGTCATCAGAATCAATATAAGACATTAAATCATCTCTTATATTTGTTGATGATTTAGTAGATTTTATTATCCAAACAGATTCTAATACATGAGCAAAAGAGCCATAATTTCTAATTGCTTCATATAATTTAGAATAATCTTTATTAGATATTAAATCATAACTAATTAAAAAAGATGACATAATAATACACCTCACTTTCTACAAATTAAAATATTTTTCTCTTATGTGTGAGGTAATTATAATACAAACTTCAACAGAAAGGAAGGAGGAGACATGGATTATGAAAAAGTAAACAAAGCAATAGTAGAAATACTAGAAGAAAAATATGGAGTAAAAATAGAAAGTAAAGTTGAAAGGAAGTGAGAACTATGAGTGACCAACAAAAATTTGATTATTTACTAGGAAAATTTACCAGAAAAGCAGCAACTTTTGTAGGAACAATATTATTTTTTGGAACAATCGAATTAGTATGTTTAGCACATATATTTTTAAGATAGAAAGGGGTGAAAAAAGAATGGAATATTTTATATTACTTGCAATAATAGGAATCTTAATAGCTTACATAGTTATAAGAGAAACAATAGTACAAGCACAAATAAAAGAATTAGAAGAAGATTGTAATAATGCAGAATTAAGGGCAGTAACACATTTTCGTAAAGTAAATACAATTGAAAACTTAATAAAAGAAGAACAAAAGAAACCAATCTATAATAGAAATAATTTTACATTAGTAAGCAAAATAAAAGAAGTAATTACAAGCGACCAAACTAGATAATTACTTCTTAAAATAAAAAAATTTCATAAATGAACCTAAAACTATTTTAGCATAGTTTGGGTAGAAAATCAAGGAGTGAAAAAGATGCCAAAAAGGATATTTATTAATACTAATGGAAATACATATTACATTTTATTTGGAGAAAAAGGAAAAAGATCTTTTTTATGCAAAATAAATGACAATAGTAGTGCTCAATATGTAATATGTGCAATTTTAGAAGAAAATACATGGTGGCAAGGAAATTATTTTGAAGATTTTGAAGAAGCTTATAAAAGCTGGAAAG